CTTCTACCACCTTCGCGCATTCCTCACGCTCTGCTGCTGCGCCTAGGGCGGCGACGCGTTCAAGGTTTTCAGGTCTCCAAACTTGATCACGATTTGGCTCAGTCGTGGTCAGCAAGTCAGCCTCCCGCGCCATGCGGATGATGTCGTCGTGGTTCATACAGGATTCCCAAAATACAATGGGATGCAGTTGGCCTTCTGCGCATCGTCCAAGTCCTTGTCCAGCGCCACGCTCATCGACTCGTCTGCGCTGCCGGGGAAGAACCATGCCACAGGTTTTGGCTTGTTGAATGGTTCAATGTCTGCCTCAAGCAACAGTGGGGTAACTTCATTGACAGGCATCACACCAAGCTGCGGGTGCAGCCAGTTTGTGAACTTGATCTTGACTCTCATGTGTTCTTCTCCTTGTTGACGTTTTCGTCAAGCCATGCTTGCACTTCGCCGCCTGACCACATCTTGCGTAGCATTGTTGGGAACACTATTCGTTGCCGCTGTGCTACGGGTGGGGTGGTGTAAACAACATGGCACTCAGCAGCGTTGTCCAAGTACGGCGGTTCAGGCCAGCGGTAGAACCAATGCTGATCTACGCAGCCCGGACGCTTAACCACAGTCACTTGTCCATAGGGCTCTTGCTGATTCATCCCAGTCGCTTTCTCGTAGTCCTCGAAGCATTCAGCAGAGTGCAGGCTAGGGTCGGTGCTGCCGCAATTGCGTCCGGCGCAGGGTTGCATCTTGGCTGGCTGCATCGCCTTGTAACGCTCGACCAATTCCTGCCGTATTTCATCCGCAGCATCGGTCGAACCTTGGTAGGCGTGTTTGATCATCTCGTCAAGGCGCGACTCAATGGACAGGTGACAGTCGCACGGGCCTGCTGGGTAGGCTGGTTCGCTGTGCATGGCGCAGTCGGATGCGTGTTGTCCGGTCATGACTGCTCCTGAGTAGCGTTGTGCAAGTAGGTCGTGAGGCGCTTGATCTTGGCCTCGTAATAGTTGCACATCGAACTGGCGTATTCCCGGCTGCTCTGGGCTTCAAGGAGTCGGCGCTTGGCCTCCTCCAGTTCCCGCAGGGCAATCTGTTCCGCACTGGGCATCGTGTACGCAGTCTTAAACCATTGCAAAATTTCATTAAACATTACCGTTACTCCTTTGTTAATGTGCAACAAGTGTATCACACTTCTTTGACGAACACACCCTCTTTTGTGAGGTATCCCTTGCGGTCCTTGATCTCCTCATAGGCACCCTTGAGGCACTGGGTCAGATCAAGGTCAAGCACCGCGCACACCATGATCAGCGTGACCACGATGTCACCAATGGCGTCTTTGGTTTCCTCGATGTTCTTTTTGTTGAGGGCGTCCAACAGTTCCGTGGTTTCTTCAAGTGTCTTGATGGCCTGTGACATCGCGGTGGCGTTCTGCACGATGCCTCGGGCCTCGCCCCACTGGATCACTTTGATTTCAACGTCGCTGTAACTCATGTTCATACTCCTTTGGATTGACGGTATTGTTTGACTGCGTTGCGCAGCCCAGCTTGGGTTGTGGCCTTCTCGTCGAGTGCCAGTGCTTGTGCTTGGTCAAGGGTGCTCTGCATCAGGATGCGGTGGCACATGACCGGGGCACCTTGACCTTGGCGGTGCACCCGGGCGTTGAACTGCTCGTACAGGTCCAGCGACCAGTTGAGGCCATACCACACGAGGATGTGGCCGTTCTTCTGGAGGCCGTCGATCCCGTGGCCCATCGAGGCAGGGTGACCGATCATCAGTTGGCAGTCGCCAGTTTTCCAGCGGTGCATGGCGTTGGTCAGTGCGGCCTCGGTCTTGCACTCGGTCAGGTTGATCGGGCGCAGGTCCTTGAACTTCTCCATGATCCTCTGGGCATCGCTGCGGTACGCATAGGCGCACAGAATCGGTGAGCCTTGGGCTTCGTCGATGATGTCTTCCAGCGCGTCCAGCTTCATGTCATGCACCGGCTCCCACAGCGGCATCCCGGCAATCGGGTACATGGCTCCGTTGGAGAACTGGAGGCACTTGTTGGTCAGAGCCGCTTGGTTGAATGCCTCGACCTCTTTGCCGCTGTCAAGCACCATGAAGAACTCTTTCTCCAGCCTGTCGTACTTGGCCCTCAACTCGTCAGGCATCTCGATCTCGATGTTGTTGACGATCAAGTCGGGCAGCGGGTTGTAGTCCTCGGCTGACATCTCCAGTGTGATGTCGCCGATCAGTTTCTTGATGGTGTCCTCAGTGTCCTCGTAAGGCACTTCTTTGTAGGGTCCAGCCTTGCGGTAAAACCGGGTGCGGAACGCCGTCTTGCTGGTGCCCAGACGCTCACCTCGGTCCACCACGAGGAACTGACCGTGCAGGTCTTTGTACCCGTTGCTGGCCGGGGTACCGGTGAGGCCCGTGGTCCAGTCGAACTGATCCGCGATCTTGCGAAACGCTTTAACCCGGTTCGTGGCGCTGTTCTTCATCTTACTGATCTCGTCCCAGACAATCCCGTTGAACGGCATCGGGCGATCCTTCTTGACGAAGTAAGTCTGTAAGGTTTCGGCAAGCCAACCGAGGTTTTCGTAATTCACCATGTAGACATCGGCAGGGCGCAGGAGAGCGCGGGTGCGCTGGTCCTTGGTGCCTGCGACCATGCTGAACTTGAGGTGCTTGGTGTGCTCCCACTTCGTAGCCTCCTGCCGCCACACCAGACGGATGACTCGGATCGGGGCGACGATGATCACGCCGCGCAGGAAGCCGGTGCCCAGCAGGTGTGACAAACTGGTCAGCGTGATGACGGTCTTCCCCAATCCCATATCTAACCACAGCATCGAGTGTGGGTGGGTGCATTGGAAGTTGACAGCCTTTTTCTGGTAGTCGTGGAGTAGATCAGGTGTCAGCATATGCTCTCGGTAATGTCAGACGGATTTCGATCCCGTCGTGCTCAAGGCAAAGTTGATCACCGTCAATACGCACCCGCACAGCGTCTTTGGCGCCCCATGCCAAACCGAACGTGCCCAACGCTGTCTTTAGTTTCTCGTATAGCTGATCCATGTTCATACGACCCCCATCACCATCATGTCCACCATCGCCTTACCATCGTCCACGTTGTCCACCACGAACACGGACACCTTGTGCTGGCGCAGCCTGTGGTGCTCACGCTCCTGCGCTTCCGTGGGCTTCTGACCCCCGCGCTTAAACTCGCAGAACCACATGCGCCCATCGGGTCGAATGAACAGGCGATCCGGCACAGCGGCACGAGCGGGGCTGGTGAACTTGTAGACCAGCACGTTCTTGGTCTTGGCGTAGTCGCAGACCTTTTTCTCGATGTCTTTTTCAAGCACCTCGGCACCCCTCATCAAGTTTTTGTTTTACTTCGTCGTCACGCTGTTGCAGCACCTCGGCCAGCTTCTGCATGTAGTGGGCACCCTTGCGAATCTCTTGGACGTTCTCGTCCTTGGTGCCCATGCGCATGACGTACTTGAGAGCGCCGCCACGGTAGAACCCGATGCGCTGCTCAATGGGCCATGTGTCCACCACGTCCCAAGGCTCGACGCCCATGTTCTTGTAGTGGTCACCACCGATCTGAATGTCTCTTGCTTTCATGCCAACCCCAGACATAATTTCTCCACTTCTCGAACGTAGTAGTCAAAATCGACTGGCAGCTTGCCAGCCTCCTGAATGTCGTTGCATGGCTGGACACCCCAGCCACTCTCGACGCCGATCTTGCGCCACTCGTTCTTACCCTTGAGAGGCGGCATCCATTTGAATAAGCGGCCACCACCCTCGGCGATGTAGTAGCGCGTGGTGTTCTGCAACTGTTGGGGCGGTTGACCGTCCCACTCGATTGCCAGATAGCTGCTGCGCGGCACCTTGGTGCGAAGCATGAAGTCCATGATGTCGGGCCACTGCTGCACAGTCTCACGGATTGGCGCACCCTCGACCAGCACCTTTTCGGCCACTTTAGCGACCACGAGGCCACCGGCATTCTGGTGCCAGCCCATCTTCCACTCGTACGCACCCTTGCGCTTGACAGTCGGGTCACCGGGTTTCGCAAACGCTGGGTCGAACACACCAATGTAGTTGTTCACATCGCGGATCATCATGGCCTTGTAGATCGCTTCTTCAAGGTTCAGACCGGTGCGCTCCTGCCATGCAGCGCGGGCCAGATCGACCATGATCTTGTGGCTGCGCGGCACCCGTACAGTCAGGCCATCGGTGTTCACTTGGATCAGGCGCAGCCCGGGGATCGTCATCAGCCCTTCAGCCAGCAGGCACAGCAGCAGTTGACCATTGAGCGTGATGGTCATGGTGTACAGCGGGTCGTAGAACACGCTGAACTGGTTGTTACTATCACCGTACACCCCGTTGAGCGCCAGCTTCAGCATCGCTGATTCTGCGGACTTCTTGGGGTACTGTTTGCGCTGCTCGAACAGGTGCTTGTAGATGCTGACAAACTCTTTGCCGAGATGGGCCGGGTGGAACCCATTCGTGATTGCCAAGTTTGGATAGTACGAAGTGACATCGAGGTCCACGATGACGTGTTCATCATCTGACTCGATGACCTCCGATTCGACAGAGCCGTGGATTCCTCCAAGGCCAAAGACAAAAGTGAATCCATTGACGGTTGCAGTGAGGTCCGTAAAGACCCCTTTGGTTTCGGTGATTGACTGAGCCTTGAGCCACTGGAGCACCCGGTTGAACTCGGGCTGCTCAAAGCTGATCCACGGCAGAATGGCGTCTTTGAGATGGATCACCGGGCGCTTGGTCTGCCGGGGTGTGCGACCACTCGGTCCGAAGTCGTAGCAAGACACACCGGCTTCTTCCAGCTTCATGACGAAGTAGTCTTTGCCGATCTTGGTGTCGTTGTGGTTCATGAAGTCGCGGGCGTACTTGCGCGTCAACTCCTCGCGGAAGTGGATCATGTCAAGGCTCTTGTGATAGAACGCCTTGGTCATGCTCACGTCGTGCTGGTTGTATCGCTTGAGCACTTCGACCTGCTCACGGTTGAGCGTGGTGCCTACCTTGAACGGCAAGTCCTCGATGTTGTCGGCCCGCATGTTGAACTCCAGCACCTTCAAGCTGGTGGCCCGGGCCTTGTTGTCGAAGTGGTGAATCTTGAACAGGTCGATCTGCGTGACAAACTGGTCGCTGGGCTTGACGAGGTGCGTCCACTTGCTGCCGTCCTCATCCTGCGATCCAATGATCGCCATCGCCTTCTCGTAAAGGGTACCCGCAGTAGAGGTGCCCATGCGGATCAGGGTATGCAAAATCGGGTAGTCCCAACCGATGTTGTTGAACCCAACCATGCGGGCGTTAGTGTCTTTAAGGTACTGAAGAAACTCAATGATTTCACGTGATTGGTTGCGCCAATCGCTTATCTCAAACATGAGTTTGATTGGTGCGTCAACATGCTCAAACGCAATCGTGAACACGTTCGGAAATTCTTCGGTGTCGTACACCCAGTCGTTTGTCATGCTGCGTAAGGTGTCTTGTGATGGGTGAACAACTGATCACGCGCTTTCTGTGCGGCACTTGCTGCTAGTTCAGAAGTATCAAAAAGGCCAAGGGTAATCTGCTGTCGGTTATGGCACACATAAGCGCGAAACTTCTTCAACCGCTTGTCAAATGAAACACCCCGATACCCGGACGTATTGTTCACTTGAAGCGGTACGTTTTCCTGATTCTGTTTATTCGTTGCCTCACGAAGGTTTGTAATCTTGTTGTTAGTCTTATCACCATCGATGTGGTCAAGTTGATTAACCGGAAACCTGCCATTCATGTACAACCACGCAAGTCGATGGGCGACATACAAAGTACCGTCAAGCCTTATCTGGATGTGACCCTTGGTGTTGCGCGACCCGGGTTGTTTTCCAAGCCGATCTGTTCGGTTAGACTCAATGTCAATGCGCGTGAACAAACCAGTTTCGGGATTGTAATGAAGCAGTTGCTTCAATCTTTCTTGTGTGATCATTACGGTTACTCATGAAAAGGGTGTGAGTTGGCCTCACACCCTTGGTTCAATTACTGACCGCCCATCATGAAGGGCGGCAGGCCAGCAGGCGCACCGGGGAACGGTGCAGCAGGCATCGCAGCCTGCGGGGCAGCAGCGGGTGCAAACATGCCAGCAGGAGCACCAGCCACAGCGCCGAACAGGTTTGATGCGTCCACGGCACCTTCACCAAACGGTGTGTCATCGCCAGCGAACTGGACAGCGATCAGGTCGCAGCGGATGCCACGGCCATGCTTGTTCTCTTGCAGCCACGGCTTCACGGCAGCGTTGACACGGCAACCACCGTACATCTTGCGGGCAAGCTGCTGGTAAGCCATCGTGTTGCTCGGGTCGATGGGTTGACCATCGGCTTGGATCATCTGCGGCTGCGAGTCGCGGCCTGCGGTGATGAACACGTGACCAGCGTAGCCGTCGTAGGGTTGGAAGGTCTTTTTGTTGACCTTCTCCTCACCGCGACCATAGCAGCGCAGCTTGCGATCCGCTTGGATCATGCCCATGACAGTCTGGGCGTGTTCTTTCCACTTCTCCAGCGCCATCGCGCCGTAGCGTTGCATAAACTGACCAAAGCCAGCGTGATCCTGCGGCATGATGAACTCGCAGTTGTACGAGATGCGCTCTTTGCCGGTCTGCTCGTTGACCTGCTTCTGCGGTTCAGCGAGGTGGGGAAAAGACAGACGGACGTTGGACAGGAAAATGATTTCAGACATGACGATTACCTTTCAGTGATTACGAGAGCCACGAGGGCAGGGATTCGGCAGCGGGTGCTGC